CAGCTTGCGCCACAGAGATAGTTCCGCCCGCGGTTGGAATTACAGGGGAGCCCTGAAACATTTTTGTATTGTTGTTTGACGCAATACGATACTCGGTAGCACCCGTAGTATTCGCACCTTGCCCAACAATACCGATGGGACGTAGCCCAAAGGATCCGTTAGAATTTGCCATAATAGCACCTCATATGGTTAATCGGAGTCTCGTCTTGAGCCTCCAAAGGATACGCGACTTTGCCGACTATTAGTAATCGGCATGGAAGGATGTTGTTCCTTCATAAGGTCCTGATCTACAGCAGTCATTTGTTCGCGGGTTCTGCCCCCGTAATATGCAGTTCGTTCTGCTACTGTCTCGAGCGGGATTCGGCACAGCATCAGTCCGCCTTGCCCAATGATACCCTCATAACGACCATCGTCGATAGTGGGGGCCTCATAGTCTGGATACTCATCTTTCCGGACGGGTTCCCATCCTTCGCGTAGCTTGGCGTTGACATTCATCTTGTCTTCTTCGCCACGCATTGCAATGCGTATCCAGCGATGCACAAAGCCCTCTGGGGCATTTGGTGCGGCTAGGTGACTGGGCGGGGCCCATGGTTTACGGCGCGTTTGTGTTTCGCGTGTTTCGCTTTCGCGAGATTTTCTGTCAGTCATAGTCTTAATCCTTCACATATTTTGCATATTCTTCAAGCGGTACGTTTAAACGTTTTGCCATCGCAATTTGTGATGGTGATAACTTCACCGACCTGCGCCCTGATTTTGCTGAACTGCGGGTAGCTGAAGCGCCAGCAGGTGCGACCTGTGCTCCGCCCGATCTTTTCGCTGCTTGGAATTTGTGTGGAAACTCCGTGCGCATGCGTTTGTCGACTTCAGTATAGTAGTCATCGGCGGCAGGGTCAAACCCTTCCTCCTCTACCAACTTCCGATGGATACCAAACGCGGCATATGTCATGACCTCGTCGGCACCAAACCAGTCGTTTTTCTCGGCCCAGCCTTGAGCTTTCGGGTCAGGTTTCTGAGCCCTCTGCTGCTGTTGAGCCTGTTGAGCCTGTTGTTGTTGCTGGACCTGCTGCTGCTGGACCTGCTGTTCCCGTTGAGGGGCTCGGTCAGAGCGTTGTTTGGCGATCCGCAAACGTTCCTGCTCAATCGACATCTTTGACAATGCGTCTTGGGCTTCTAACATCTTGTCCGTGTCACCCGTATCGTGGGCCTCACGGTAAAGTTTTTTAGCCGCGCCAATCTGCGTGTCTAATCGAGTCCCGTATTCGGCCAGATACCCTTTATCTAGGTTCTGCATCCGTGACTTGAGGTTCGTGTTCTCGTTCAAAAGCTGCTGCGCCATGCGCACCGCTTCTTCCCGATCGCGCTCTTCCTTACGGTACTTTTCTGTCAGCTTTTTGATACGACTTTGAACTTTGGTACTGTAGCTTTCCAGTTCATCGCTGTTGTCGCTCGAGTCCTCGTCATCACTGACCTGCGCCCTAACGGGCGTAGAGGACTCTTCTTCAGGTTCAGAGGATTCAACTTCGATCTCTACACCTTCGTCCTCTGCAAGGACATCTTCGTTTTCTTGTGACATAGTGTTCTCCTAGACGTGCTTGATGTCGTCAGGTTCCAAGAGCGTAGCGATAACCTCGTCATCATTAATGATGCGAACCTCCCCGCCATCGATCTTAAAACGTGATCCAGAGTATCGACCGATACAAACCCACTGTCCTTCTTGGCACCACGGGCTGGCGTTCTCGCCAAACTTACCGGGATCCTTGTAAGCCAAGGGACCCAGCTTCAAAACGTATGCTACTGTTGTAGCAACCGCTTCACGGGATCGAACTTCGTCAGGGATGTGAATGCCCCCCTGCGTTTTACTCGTACCTTGGTACGGCATAACCAACAGCCGCCAACCCGTGGGTTGAGGCAGTCGTTCCATCAGGGATGCATCTAAAAGTGCGGGATCTAATACTCGATCCGCAGCGTTAACGTACGCGCTAGCAATAGGTGACGAGTCCGCTGAATTTCCAGCTTCTCGTTCTTTACTAATTTTCTGCGCTACATGATCAGGAAGAAATAAGGTCTTCGACATCTTCAGCGTGGTTCTCCAGCAGGGCTTTTATTTCCTCACGAGCGTAGGCAAGGCCCCGTATCTCACCTACCATGAGTTTGTAATGCTCCCAGTCCTTGGCAGCATTCATTCCCAGAGAGCTTGCAATTTCTTGTTCGCGCTCCCTTAGTAGCTTATACATATATCGCGCGAGATCAACACCGTCCATTAAAGAATATCTCTCTCCGAACCTTCCGCCGCAGCGGTGATAGGCCCACCTGTGACCCATTCGTCACACACATGATCAGCGGAACACACAAACTTGTAAATCTGGCAATAGCCAAGATCCCCAGACTCATCGCCGATGCAGTCCATCATGTCTTCCGTTTGGTTATACGCAGCGCAATTTCCACAGCAGTCCGAGAGCTTAAATCCCCCGTCCTCAGTAGCGTCGTGATAGTTGGCCTCGTCCTGCGCATACATCTTGTTAACGTCGTTAACTTCCTCGTCACGCGTGGCTATCGGGCAGCTTGAGCCGTCGTCATCCCCGTCCATCTTATCGACAGGGATTCCGTCCGGCATAATGCTGATCATAATCGTAGGCATTAGTAGCACTTACCGAGTTTTGGGTTGTCGCGTACATCACCACGGCGAACCTCACCGCCATCCATGTAGCCCTTCTCGACCATGCCGCCGTCCATGAACTTCTTGGCGGATTTCTCCCCCGTCTCATAGATGTTCTTGCCGCTTGGGTGCTTAGTGCTACCCTCGTCGTCTGGGCCTAGACGGCGTTTGGGACGTGCTTTGGGACGTAATGATTTCATAGGTGCGGGCATAGTGGTCTCCTTAATTCGGGTTGTTCTGTTGAGCCATAGCTTGACGCTGTACGTCAATACGTTCTCGGTTTACATCACTTCGCTCATCAGCGATCTGCTCTTGTAGTTCCAATCGAGCCGAATCTGTCACAGCTCGCTGCTCGATCTTCATACCCTCAAGCTCTAACTTGGCTTGGTCAATAGCAAGTTTGTGCTGGGCCTCCATCTCCTTGATGGAAAGCTCCTGCTTACGGATGTCTACCAGAGGATCACCGTCTTGATCTGCACCCTTATAGGTCATCAGAGGAGTAATCTCTTTGATCAATTCCGCTTCAATCTGCGCCACCCGAGCCTCAATTTGATCTGGGTCGAACTGAGACTGCATCGGAGCTGGGGCCTGCATCTGAATCTGCTGCTGCATCTGTTGGGCAGAAGCCGGATCAATAGCGCCACTCTGCAACAAGAGTTGAACCTGCTGCATCTGCGTTTGCTGCTCCTGCTGGCCCGTGTTGTTCTCTTCGTTCAACGCTTGAATCTCTCCGTCAACCATCTCACGAGCCTTCATTCCAACGTGCTGCATAATGTGTGAGAACAATGCGGCCAAGACAGGAGGGGCAGTCTGAAGAACAGACAGTTCAAGCAGAGCCAAGTGGGACTGAATGTGCGCGTCATGGTCCTGCTGCGGGAACGGAGATGGAGATTGGCCGTTTAAAATAGCGCCATTCTCGACCGCTGGATCCTGTGGAGGAGGCGGAGGTGGAGCTGGTGGCAAGATCTCATCAATGTTCTGCACCTCTAATGCTTGGTACATCCGACGATACGCTGCATGTAGATTATGCATCTGAGGGTTAGACTGGGCCAGCTGAAGCTGGGTTTGAGCCAGAGTAACACGTTGCGACATCGAAAAGATGTTCGGGTCAGAGACGGGGAGGACGTCCACCCGAGCATCAAAGTCTTGCGACTTAACCTGCGCAGGTGCCCCCGCTACCTCGTATGGATACATAGGAGGCAGGTTTTCCGCGAAGATACGAGCAAGAAGCCGGAACTCGGCCTTCTGCGCGTAGTGCATTCGTTTGTGGATTGCAGACATAACCTTCATTCCACGCTCAAGCATGGCGACAGTAGTCCCCACCGGCGTTTCTTGGTTCATGTCGGACATCTGCTGATCAGCTAGGGCAATAAATCTACGCCCGTCGCTGACGATCCCGCCCAGTAATTGAGCCAGCGTTGCTGAAGGCTCTTTGTAAGGCAGAGGAACGATAGCGTCCCTGATGCTGCCACCAGGTGCGTCAATGTCTCTAAACTCTCCTGGCTGTAAGGGCTCATCGTTGTTGCGTACACGCACTCCACGGGCCTTAAAACCGGCTGGGAGGTTGGCTAGTGTACCAGCATCGATCAATTGACGCAGGATACTTGTAGCTGCGCGACCCAATCCACCAATCATGTGGATCAAACCAAAGCCGTAGAACCCTAGACCAGGTGTAAACTTGTAGTGGACAAAGAACTGGCGCTTGCGGCTTAACGGATCGTCTGACGCGTAGTTGCGGCGCAGTGCCAAGATCTGACCCGAGCTGTCGTCTAAGGTCACGATATACGGCATCTTCACGCCAGTAGGCTCACCCGTTTCAGGGTCCATGTCCTCAAAGCCTTCGACGTCCAAATCAGCGTGGATCTCAAGTATTGTGAGGACGTCTTCGCTATAGTTCTTTGACAGCCCCTCTAGTTCATTGACCTTCTGCTTGACCGGATCTTCATCCAGATCAGACGACGACTGTAGATCAACGTCACGGTACATGCCCATAACCTGCATCTTACGGACATCGTTTTCATCCATGCGTAAAACATGAGTCACACGATTAGCCGTCTGCAAGTCACTCGCTGAGTACGGAACAACCAAGTCCTGCGCAGGGATAAACTTAGATACTGCCCGCTGTTTTGTCGGGTCAAAGTAGATTTTCTTAAACGTAGAGCCAGACAGCGGTAAATAGAACAGCATCTGATCCATGTCCGGATCGTACTCTTCCATCACTTCGGTAATCTGGTAATTCATAAAGTCTTTAACACGCGTAGCCTGCTGCTCGCGCTCGGGAGTCTTCGCCCCCAACACACCCGTACGGACGGGACCACCCGCCGGTAACAACTCCTTGTACGCCTGCGCTTGGAACTGAGTGACACTTTCCGAAATCATAGGGTGCGTGATTCCAGACGCACCTTCAAACGGAGTGGACCGCTCTTCCGTCTTCAGCCCAAGTAAATCTAGGCCCTTGACGTAGGCGTCTTCCCACTCGGAGCGTGACTCCAAGTCTTCCTCGTAAAGGGCTCGCAGCTCGCTTGAGAGGGCCCCTAGAGTGCCGTCGTCCAAGAACTCGGCCAAGTTAGCGTCAAAGGGGATAAGCTCCTCCTGAGAGGGCAAACCAGCCTGCTCGGCCATCAAGGCTTGGACAATCGCGCCACCTGCGCCGTCGTCAATAACCTCTGCCCCATCGGGGAACTGCATAGGCTCCTCAACAGAAACTTCTAATTCAGGGAGGCCTTCGGTGTCATCCAAGTTTAACCCCGGTGCGACCATGTTAGGTGCTAGTGCCATCAGTAATACACCCGTTTCCGGGGCCTCCATTCTAGTTCGTCTTCCTCTTCGCCCTTCAGGGAAATAAATCCTCCCTGTCGGAAACGCATGAGTGCTAAAGTCATACTATCACAGAAGTCATCGTTTTCGCCATTAGGAAATGACACAACCTCTTCGATGACCTCGTCCGCGAACTTCTCGTGCATCGGTGCCCACACCATCCCAGCTTCAAACAAAGGGGCAACCATGTGCATGCGGCTGACCTTATCAGTTCCTTTGCCCGGTGAGAAGCCCAATGCTGGTATACCTCGGAGACGCAGCTCGTCGATGAGCGGAGTACCTGTGGCCTTCGCCTCCACCAGAACCATGTCCGGCTCCCAGTATTCGTGCTCCTCGTACGCAACCTCCTTGAGTTCAGGGAAGTTCCACCGACCTCGCCTCGCGTCCAATAGAACTACGTGGTCGGGGCCTCCGTCCTCGGGCTTGAATATTCCCCAAGTCGTAATCGCAGAGTAGTCGGCGCTTTGCTTTTTCGAGAACGCCGTATCATAGGACTGAACAATGTAGCTCAAAGGCGGGATCTTCTCCTTCTCCCAGTCCTGCCACCACTCACGTTTGATGATTGCAGACTCAGAAGAAGTAGGTGTTTGCTGCCACTGCGCGTTCCACTTGCCCACAGGCAAAGACGCCTTGATAGACAGAAGAGCGTCTTTTTCCCAGAACTCCGGCCATAACGGCTTGTCGCTCGGCAAAATGGCAGGGAACTCAATGACCTCCCACTGATCGGACATGATGTCTTGGCCTTGAGCGGCGAGTAACCGCCCTGTCAAGTCCTTCTTACCCCATCGCGTCATAACCAAGATGATAGAACCACCCGGCTGAAGACGCTGACGTGGGCCAGATGTGTACCACTCGTACGCGTTATCGAAAGCGTTCTCGCTTAACGCGTCTTGTTCCGAGTGAGGGTCGTCAATGATAAGCAAGTCCGCACCACGGCCCGTGATCGCCGCGCCAACACCAGCTGCAAAATACTCCGCACCCGCTGTAGTGCCCCATTTACCCGCGCCCTTGTTGTCTTCCTTGAGGTTAGTTTCAGGAAAAATCTCTTTGTACGCTGGGTCATCAATCAAATCCCTTACCTTACGGCCAAACCGCACAGCCAACTCCGTGTTGTGCGTGGCCTGAATGATCTTGAGCTTTGGGTTTCTACCTAGAAACCAAGCAGGCATCAAGTAGGATGCAAACTCTGACTTCGAGTGCCGAGGAGGCATGTTAATAATCAATCGCTTGATCTTACCTTGTGCGACCTGCTCAAGTTTTTCAGCGATGACGCGGTGATGTTGGCCCTCGATGAAGTTCTCGTAGACGTGGTGAGCAAACGGCATGAACTTTTCAGACGCAAGTTCACGTAGCTCAAGACGTTTCTTGGCCTCGGTTAAGGCCAAGATCTCTTTTAGTGCTTCCTCGGGGAGAGCGTGTAAATTCACGGACGTACCTGCATGATCCCTGTATTAGCACCAGACAAACCCGGAGCTTGCTGCTGAATCTGGGCGGGCCTCATCTGCCTACTCAGCTGATTTAACTGCTGCTGAATCGGGTTGATCGGCCCTGGTTGTAGTGGGGTTGGTATAAAATTGCCTACAGGTTGTGTGTAGCCTGGGTTTCCGCCGGGCGACACGTTCATTGGGTCCGGCAAAGTGTAGTTCACGCTGGGAGCAGGCTGTACGGGTGGGAAGATCCCTACTTCTGTATCAATGACGCACATCAACTGCTCTTGGTCGTAGACATATCCTTCTGGGCACGGATCCATAGACGGGTCCAATGCGCCAGCGCCAGCGCCGTCGTTTGAGCTGTCGTTCATTCCCCCCATGATGCGCTGACGCTTGGCGATCTGTGTGGGGTCCTCGTCCAACGAGTCAATGCCAGTAACGTCGTAAGCCAAGCCCATTGCGTTTTTAGCGTAGTAAGAACCATCCGCCCGTTGGTAGATAGGTTCGCCGTCAACGGTGTTCACCACCTTGTCATCAGACCTAACACCCGCGAGGTACTGAATACCTTTAGCAAGAGGGTGGCTTTGAACGGCTTTCTGCAGCATGTTCGGGCCTTGGGTGGTGACAAAGTCCTCACCCTTATTGATGCCCTGACCCGCGGTGTTCGTGTATCCTGTGCCTGTAACGGCGTCGTACCCACTTCCAGTAACAGGCTTGTTCCCAGAAGAGTTCGTTTCGGACTGGCCTTGGGAGGTGGACCCAGAGAGGTTTGTAGCGCCCGAACTTTTCATGCTGTCCGCGTACTGTTGGTACGCAGCGGCGGTCTTTGCGTCAACCGTAGACGAGGACCCTAGGCCCGCTGGGTCGACGTAGTTGTTACTCTTGTCATTCCCTGAGTCAAACGAAGTCCCCTCGGTACTGTACGTCGAGCCCGAGTTTCCCGCGCCCCCACCATCGAACGCGTCTTTGATGCTAGTAAACCCAAATAGTC